TTCTAACTGGAATAAAGAAATCTTGGTCATTAGACATCATATTGTATCTAAGGTCAATTTGTCCAGTTTGTGGGTCAGTGATAGGCATACGCTTAAATCTGTCCGCAATTTGATTTACATATTGTTCAACATCGGCATCGTCAATGTTACCGACAAATATTTTATATACTCTACGTTCTGGAGCTCTAGTAACACGATAAACAAGCATTGAATCTTCTGAAAGAATAAGTTGTTTCCAAATACGTCTAGCTTTTTCTAATACTGAAGTACCATAAGGTAAACGTCTATCATCACCTAATAAACGGAAATGAGCAATTTGCCATGAATTGAATTCAATATCTCTACCTCTCCAAAAGAATTTAACTTTATCACCACCAGTTTGTTCTTCGCTATGAGCTAACTCTCTACCCGATATCATATCAAATAAACCAGCTTCTCTTCTTTCCATTTCATAGTTAGGCATTTGTTTACCTCCCAATACACCATGTTTTTCATCAATATTTAAATAAACAAAGTTATCCCCGTATTTACATGTATTTCTTGTAAACATTGGTAATGATGTATGTAAATCAAGTCTGTTAAAAAATAAATCTTCTAATATGCTTTTAACACGTTTACTATCCGAATAGATATTCATCATTTTACCTTTATCATTAAGTGTTGTTGATTCTTCCATCATTACATCCAAAGCGGCTGCAATTGTTGGATAAAACTCCATAGCTTCAAAATCTGAATAAGAACCAATACGAGTTGTTTCATAATTTATTGATTGTTGAAATAAACCACTCTCAACTTTTTTCCATACTTGTCCTAAATATTTGCTTTGTTGAGCTTGTAATTTAGCCGCATCAAATTCAGCTTTATTATCGGTTTTAAGTAATTCACCTTTACCAATACTATATTTTTGGGTTTGTTGAATTTGTTTTTTTGTTGCAGTATCTGGACCTAAGATTTGTCCTAGTCTTTGAAATACTGTTAAATTTTTATTTGCCATATTTTTTTATTTTAATTATAATCTATTTATTTGAAAATTAAAGGGTTTTCTATCTAGAACCACTAAATAACCACATGTATTTACCTGTAGGGTCTTGCATATTTTTAGCAACGATAGGACTAAATTTAGGTGTTTTATTTGCCACCACATTTCTATTACCTTTAGATACAAAACCATCACCAGGCATAGGCGTTGTTGCAGTATTTTCTGCAGTACCAGCAACCCAACTACTTAACATAGCTTTAGTTTGTTTTTCAAGTTTTTCTAAATTTTTGAATGAATGTTCAATAACCCATAAAGCCATACCCATAGCCATAAGTAAATCATCATGATATCCTTCCATGTGGTCAGGACGACCATTTTTAAATATAAATGTTTTCATTTCAGATATCATTCTGCTTGAACGAATTTTAACACCATTGGTTCTAATCTGATATTCAAGGTTTGAAATCATTGGTACACGAACACTAGTTGCATGAAAACCTGGTATTTTATCTACTTTACCATATGATGATAATTCTCTTTGTCTAGCAGAAAGAATTTTACCATTGGCATTATCGTAGTGAAGTCTTTTATATTGAAATTCAAGTAATTTCAATACTGTTGATACACCCATACCACCCGTTACATCGACTACGGTATAAGCTTTATATAAATCACCATATTGTTCTACAATTTGTGCAAGTAAATCTGGTTGAATTTTACCTTGATATTCCATTACCTGTTCCATTGTTGTAACGTCTAACACAATAATGGTTGAAGCATCTTCTCCATCACCTCTGGATACATCGACACCCATAACATATTGGTGGCCTTCTTCTGGGGCAGCCCATATCCATGTTTCATGTTCTAACCCTTCAACAAATAATGGTTCCTTAACGTTGTTCTTTTCTTGGAATTCTATGTATTCTTCATTAATAACATTACCCCCAGAACCGATGAATGATACATCAAGCTCTTGAGCAATCATCTTGGCATCGTTGTTCATACCCATACACATTTGTTCATACCATGTTGAAGTTGGTTTCCAACCATCATCAAGCATTTTTTTGTATGATTCAAATGTAAAGATTACTTCAGTTTTAACTTCATCTTCTTTATACCATCTAAGGTCTTTATTATAACGCAAATCTTCATACCATTTCATTTCAATAATATTAAAATTATTCTTTTTGGTTCTGGCTTGGTCGTATGTTTTATAGTATAGTGAGTCCATACCATTTGGTGTAGAAATAAGTGTTGCTCTACCCCCAGTACCTAATGCTGTTAAAGCAGCACCAAAAACTTCAGCACCGTTATCAATATAAGCAGCCTCATCCATGATAAGGAATGTTGGTGTGAATCCACGAAGTGCATCTTTAGATGTTGCAACCGCTTTAACACGACTACCATTAGGAAGTTTAATTTCTTTTTTGGAATCAGTAAGAAATATAGTTTTTGATTCCTTTTTTTCATTTCCGTAGTATTCATCACCCCATACCCATCTAGGTAATTGTGAAAGGAAATCTTTTATTTTAGCCAAGAATTCAAATGCTAATTCTTGCTTATTTGCAATGATAAGTATATTTTCTGGATTTTCAGCATCAGCCCAACCAACTTTAACTGCCATGTATGCAGCTGTGGTTGTAGATACACCAGCTTGTCTAGGTTTAGTAACAAGATTAAATCTATGTGCTTCGTAAGCACGAATGATTTCTCTTTGTCTAGGGAATAATTGAAAAGGTACAAAACCTTCTTGGGTTTTATCAAAAGTTTCCAAATATGTTTCAATAACATACATTGGATTAACTAACCCTTTTGTATATTCTTTTAGTATTTCATGTGATGTTAACATATAGTTTTTTCTATATAAATATACGTTAACAACGCAAAACGCCATATACCAAAAAGAAAGAGGCCCGTGTTAGGCCTCTTTAGTGTTTTTATTTAAATAAATCATCGACATCAAATCCATCTTCAGAATCAGAATCATCATCAGAATTACCCATTAATTCATTCCAATCATAACCATCAATTTTATCATTGTTATCATTGTCTAGTTTAGACATCGCATCATCAAATTCGTCTTTTTGCATATCTAATTTAACATCACCTAATATGTCTTTTACAATCTTTTTACCTTCTTTTGTTCCAGCCATAATTTCTTTCATTTTAGAATTAAATTCTTTTGGTGGTAATACAACTAAATCACTCCAAACATGATGTTTTAAATGAAAATCTTCAGGTTCAAAAACACCTGTAAATCTAGACCATAATGCTGGTCCTATTCTCATATCCCATGGTTCAGCAGCTAAATAATCTGCTTTATCAATAACAAACTTACCCATTTTATTTTTAGGTAATCCTTTAGCTGATAATACTTCCATAACACCTTTTACCAACTCATGAATAAGAACTGGAAAAACCATTGCTTGAGCTATGATTTTAACTTTAGGGTTTTCTTTGGTTGGAAATTCTACTCTAACTACACCACCGTTAACACCATTTTCCATGTCTGGAATGATATAATACATATAATCGGCATTGGACATCATTTTAGAATATAAGTTGCTTAATTTAGGGTCTAAATCAGCTAATTCATCTTCTGCCATATGAAACATGTGATTACATTTTTTAGAAGCACCTTGAATCATTGCGTTTACAAATCTTCTTTTATAAACCTCATCTTTGCTTTGAACAATTTCATCATGGTTTTTAAATTCCATTTCGCTTTTAACAGGTTTTGGATTTTTCTTTGTTCCTTCTATATCTATGATTGGTGTTAATATTGCTTCTATATCAACAACACTTTCATCCATATCAAATTCTTCACGAACCATTTTAACAGCTAAATCTTCTAATTCTTTTCTATGGTCTTCTTCTAATTGCATTGTTGTTTTAACTAATGGGAATAGTTGAAGCATAGCTTTAGCTTTGTCTATTGAATCAGTATTGTGTGCTGTTTTATAACGTTTAACAACTTCATTAAATCTATCACCCATAATCTTTTGTTCAAAAGTGGTTTCATCACCTTCTGGGAATATAGGGTGTTTACCTAAAGAAGTTTCTTGGTTAACCAATTCTTTTTCTAACCTAGAGTGCATTCTTTCTTCTAAACCTTCAGGATATACCAAACTCTCATTTATAGTTTTTGGTGCTTTTCCTTTTAATAGATTTGCTTTTTTTAATGCTTCTTCAGCTATTTTTTTATAATCTGCCATTATTTTATATCTTTTATTTTTATTGTTTTTATTACTTTTGGTTTTAATAAGTTTTCAGTTAATTCAGCTTTAGTCATAACTTTTTTTTCAGTTAATGGAGCCAATTGATTTTCTGCTGGTGGTGCACTAGCCGCAGGGGTTCCAGTTGCAGGTGTTGCAGCCGCAGGAGCACCAGCTTTAGCGTTTTGTTTAATTTCAGCACCAAGATTTTTAATTGTAGCTAAATATTTTGGTACATCAGTTGGTTTTATATTAATTCTTTCTAAAAAAGCATTTAATGCTTGTGTTTTTATTTTATAGTTTTTACTTTTTGCTAATTTAGCTAAATTTTTTTGTATTAAAGGAATATTATCCATATTTTTAATTAAAAGTTTAACTAAAGCTAATACAGATTTATCATCATCACCAGGAGCTACTGGTGCTGCAGGTGCTTCAGGTGCTGCCGCAGGTGCCGTTGGAGCTCCAGCAACTGGTTGTGCTGAAGGTGCTGCCGCAGGTGCATCGGCAACCATTTCATTAATTACTACTTCATCTCTTTTAGATTTACCACCAAATACTCTTTCTTCAAAAAATCTTTTAAATTCTTTAATTGGCATATATTTTTCATCTTCAGCCATAATAGCAGCGGCCAATTCAACAACATTTTTAAACTTTCTAAATTTTCCAGTTTTTTCATTAACCAAATAATGTTTAAATTCAGAAAGATTTAATGAATCCATACCTTTAGGTTCAGGTTTAACCTTTTCTTCAATATCACCACCAAACATAGGTTTTTGTTGAGTCATTGCTTCTTTTTCCATCATAGGTTGTATAACGTTTTTTTCAAAGTGTTCAATTGGATGGATAATGTTATTACCAGCATCATCAAAATCATTATGACAAAATACAGCCATAACAATTTCTTTAGATGGTGTTATACCTCTTACCATTTGATATTTTTGAGCACCAATAGTAAATGGTTGTGAAATTTTACCAGTTTTACTATCTTTAACGTTAGAAAGATATTTGATAGTTGCATCATCCTGAGGTGTAATTACAGCTTCAGGTTCAAGTATTTCTTCTGTTACAGAACCTAATGAAGGTGTTGGTTTATCAGGTGTAATTGTAACTT